CAAAAATTACAGTACGGTCAAAATCACATCTGTCGAATCCCACCCAAAGGAGATCTCGTAAGGTCCTTGATGCTCAAAATGACCCTACCGGCCCTTCAGGTTATCGGTACGGATTGGTACTGGCCGCTCGCCCCGTCCGTCCAGAACGTCGCGACCCTAATTTTCAATGGAAATTTGTCCTTTGCGAACACAGCCCCCTTTGCTGGTATCGATTGGTACTCGACCTTCAACCAGGCCAATTGGCTCAACGGCCCAGGACCCCAAGGCGTGTTCAAACCCAATGTCGCTTACGTGGCCGGTACCAACAAGTTTGCATTTTCGAACGTCGCCAACGTCTGGGTACCGACCTTTGCCCCGAACCAGACCAACGTGGGCGTCTTTTGGGGTCTGGACCCTCGAAACGCGAACGGTCAAGTCACCGTGGGGTCCGTCACATATCTCATATATACCGTAGGGTCGGCTGGACGCCAGTCGGACTTTAGTCTCGAACAATCTGGCTGGCTCCAAAATCCCAGCACGGGTATGCCCGACCCTCCCGCAGGTTCTGGTATATTTTTGGGTCTAAATCAGTCCAAGGCGCTGCCGTCGTCCGGCTTCATCAATTTTGGTACAGAAAGTGGCGTGACCAAATGGACCAACTACGACCCCACGAGTTCATTCGCCGTGACCCCGGGGGGGCGCATCAGTTTCCAGAAGACTGGTCTTTACATCATGCGCGTGGGGTTCGGTGCCGACTATGGCTCTTTGTCAAACGTCGCGTGGGGTGCCCAGACGGGTGACGGCGAGCCAGATTTTCCGACGTTCGCGGCTTCGTACCCGTGGCGCGTGTCTCCCAACCCCGCGACTCCGGCCATTTTTCCCATGAACATCACGACCACCAGCGCCAACGTCTACGTCTACGCTTACGCGACCGGCTCGTCCCTCGTGGCGAGTTCGTACGTGTCGATCATCAAGGCGGATTACGTGATGAGCTTGGCGTCCCCGTACGGCATGGGCGTCACCCTAGGGCCCGGGGGTGTCGTTCCCATTTACTCGAACATCGTCTCGACCGGTTCAGGGTTCGTATCCGTCTTGGCTGATTCGACCGGTCGTTTCAATATCAACCAGTTCGGACCTATGATCATCACCGGGACCCTGTACCTAAGTTCTAATTACGTATCGAACGTCCAGCTCGTCGAAGGGGCCAACGTCCTTTACACGTACGACATGACATCCCAGGGTCGCGACCCGACATTCGCCTTTTCTATGCCCGTGAACGTCACGGACACAGCCCGAAACTATTCCCTGAACGTCGCCACGAACAACACGTGGACCGAGACCCAAACCCTGCCGGGTATAAACCCCGTGGGCGCCGGGTCGACCGGTCAATGGACCGTTGCGACCACGACCGGACAGTTCCTCATGAATGCCAGTACCGAAAGCATCACTCAGCCAGCCTGGAAGGGTTTTTTGACTGCAAATTACTGGCAGGCGGGTTCGTTCGGTATGTACTCTCTGACGCCGCCATACTCGAACACCGCGTCGGCGCCCGTGACCAACACCACCCCCGGACCCCTCTCATGGGGTGGCGAGTGGATTCAGCTCGTCGCACCGACACAGACTTTGCTCGGGACGGTCACCTTCACGCCCGTCAGCGCCGATTTGGCCCCGGGTGAGTGCCTCATTTTGGGAAACAGCGTCGAGAGTAATTCTGGGTGGACAATCCTGAACGGCCCGACGACCCTGACGGGCGCGGTCCAGACCGTGACCGTCAACGCGACGGCAGCGTACCGCTGGTTCCGCGTCGTCTTCACCAAGGCTCTGAACGGCGTGAACGGCTACAAACCTGCTGTGAACGTCTCGATGACTGGACGTCAAACGGCCAAAATTCTCTTGAACAACTCATTTTTCATCGTGAATCAGGTTGGTGTGCCGGCATCGACCCTTTCGTCCATCGTGCTGCAGTACAACGGTCTCCTGATGACCCCCTCGACCACGACTCTCCGGACGCCTCTGCGGCTCACGACCGACTTTACGACCATAGGTAACGTATTCAACATCTCGAACGTGACGAGTCAGAACACCCTCGCGTTCAGTAACGTCGGCATGTACATGGTCACCGGCGTCATTTCGACGGCCGATCAGCTCACGTCCCTGACCATCTCCGGGTCTGACGGAAGCGTCACAAACTTCCCAGTCGGTCTCGGCATGTACCCACCAGTGACCGTAAACTTGCCGTTCCGCGTGTCCAATACGGCCGCTCGATACTCTTTGAGCCTGTCGGTCAACGGTTCGACAGCCGCCCCGAACCTCTATTCGAACACGTTCTTGGCCGTCTATCCCGTATCTTCGAACGTCAACACGCCCCCGAACTACGTCTATTACGACTCGGTCGCGACTCTGGCTATTCGTTCGGCCGAACTCAAGATTGGCGGTCAGTCCATAGAGACTCTCACGGGTGAATATATCGAGCTCTGGAACGACCTCAACGTTCCGTACGAGAATCAGCCGGCCCTCAAGCTCTTGACGGGCAAGGGCGACACGTCGACTCAGATTCTCACAGCCCGGACGTACTACGTGAATTTGCCCTTCTACTTCTACAATCGGCCCGAGCTTTCGATACCTTTAGTGGCGCTCGATCGCCAAGACGTGGAGATCCACATCAAGTTCAACACGTTCAATAACCTGACGGCAATCACCGGAGTCGTGAATCCCACCTTGGACGCCACCATCATCACGGAGTACGTATACCTTTCCGAACCTGAAATCAACTGGTTCAGGACGAGCCGGATAGAACAGGTCATAACGCAGATCCAGTACGGGACGTTCAGACTTCAACCCAGTTTCACGTCGGGTGTGTTCGTCCTCGACTTTAAGAATCCGATCCGTGAGATGTTCTTCGTGATTCAGGCCGAGGGCGCCGCACCCTACGACTACTCCGGGAACGGGCTCGAGAGCATCGGAATGAGCTTCAACGGCTACGAGGCTATGAGCTCCACCACAAACGACGCCGTCTCTTTGGGTTCCCTAGAACCTTTCAATCACTACCCGAACTTCCCGACGAGACAGTTCTATATGCACTCGTTCTGCATGTCACCCGGGTCGACGGCACCTTCCGGATACGTGAACTTTAGCCGAATCAAACAGGTCCTGCTGACGCTCAACACCAGTACAAGCGCACTGGCTCGCAATTTCCGTCTGGCTTTTGTGAATCATAACGTTTTGAGATTTGAAAATGGTCTGGCGGGGTTGATGTTCAACTAGTGGAGAGTCGGGACCGCAGGTCCCTTCTCTCGCGGGCGCCGCGGCCGTGGGCCTCTCTGAACCTCAAGAGCCTCACGGGCCTTTACTCCAGCCTCCGGCGTAAGTAACCGTTAAGAAAGAGCGCCTGCGGCGCTCTGTTTTTTCCTTACGACGAGGCGCGCGAGCGCGCCGACGGAAAACAATGTTTTCCTTTACTAGGAATGGCCGCCCGTGCCAATTTAGCATCCCTCGGCAAAGAGGATGTCATCTTGAGCGGCGAACCCGAAGTGACCTACTTTATCGAGCGGTACAAAGGTCACGCGTCTTTCGCCCAGCGTGTCGACACCGTCAATTTTGAAGGCGATTACGTGTACTTTGGGGCCGAGTCATACGCGGTCCTGCCTCGTTCGGGTGATATCATATCTAAAATCTACTTGAAAGTTAATTTCCCATTGAATTCTTTGGGTACCGGGGCCGTCCGTGACTCGGTCGGCACCTTGATGATCGATTACATCGAGCTTTACATTGGGACCCAACTCGTCGAACGATTCTGGGGCGAATTCCTGGCTCTCAAATGGGACCTCGAGGTCCCGCAGAGTAAGCAAGGGGCCCTGACGGGTCTTATAGGCAAGGGAACACAGACACCCGCAGCAACCTACACGGTCCCCATCCCCTTTTCTGTCCTCGAAAAGGGCCTGCCTTTGTGCGCATTCAAAGAAGATGTGACTATTCGGATGGGTCTCCACCCATCGACCGTCTTCACGGACCCGGCCGTCGTCATTTCGCCCCCTCTGAAGATGGAGCTCGATGTCGAATACACATACCTGTCCGACCCCGAGGTGGATTTCATCAAGTCCCACCCCCAAATGTACGCTTTCGAACAGCTTCAGAAGAATGAATTCTTCGCACCCCAAGGCATCAACACCATCACGTGCCCCCTGACCATCATCAATTGTGTAAAAGAAATCTTCTTGATCATCCAGAACGACTCGGCCAAAGGCTATGACTACTCGAACGTCAATGGGGGTTCGACCGATCAGCTCTCGACCATGGTCCTGTTCTTCAATTCGACGGACCGAATCTCCTCAGACGTCGGGACCCCAGTTTTCCTCAGAAATATACAGGCTCTAGAATTTCACACACGAGTTCCCAACTACCT